ATAAAAATACCATTGCTTGCAACCACTTCAGGTACGTCCAATTCACCCGTTCCAGGCGTGTATTGGTACTTTGTGCTGCTGGTGTAAAGCGTTGATGCCGTTCCACTTGTTGCGTTGGCAAATAGTGGATAACGTGTCGAATTGGTCGTTGTATCGTCTGAAATGGTGCTTGATCCACCACCAGAACTATCAATCGTTATCGAACCCGATGCGTTGGTGATCGTTATGTTTGTGCCGGCGGTTAAGGTGGATAACGTATAGTTAGTGCCATTACCGATCAACAATTGGCCGTTTGTAGGCGTGGTTTGTAGCCCTGTTCCACCATAGCCAATACTCAGCGTACCACTTGATATATTGGACGCGTTAAGAGCCGTTAAACTCGCTCCAGACCCACTAAAACCTGTTGAGGTCAATATACCCGTACTAGGATTAAATTGGTACTTGGTTGAACTGGTGTATTCAGACGATAGATTACCCGCGGTTTGATTGGCAAATAAGGGATAACGTACAGCGTTAGTGGTTGTATCGTCAGTTACTGTTGCATAGCTTGTGGGCGTAACCCAAGTGGGTACACCTGTGCCGTTTGATGTAAGTACCTGTCCTGTTGTACCGGCTGCGCTGATGGCCAATGCACTAGCGCCTGAGTAGACAATCCCACCAGCCACCGCGGTTAGGTTAGCACTTGTACCGCCGTTTGACAAAGCAACCTGACCGACAATATTGCCAGCTTGTGTGTACAAATTGCTCTTGTTGACGTAGATTTGACCACTACTGTTGACATACGAAACAATGCCGACTTTGACCGCATAGCCCGTGGGAGGTATGGTGTTTTGGAAGAAACCAGCTGAATAGGGCGATAGATAAAGCGTATCGCCTACTGTGTACGTTCCAGTATTAACGCCTGATATCACACCGATTGTGGTCACATAGCCCGCGGTTGCGTTAGGAATAGCTTGGTTAGCCAGTCCGATCACGTTGGATGTGGCTACTGAATTGGCAATAGCTAGGGCAACTGTAGGATATACAAACCCGCTTGATGTGCTTGTAATGTATACAGGCTGACCAATGTTGATGGTTGAGCCGGTATTGTTGTAAACCTTGAGCTGGATTTCCTGACCAATGTGGACTTCATTGTTGGTCACGCCGTTGTAATAGGCCAAAGCATCTTGTGTTTGGTCATAAAACAATCGGTTAGCAGCGTATGTCGGTAAACTGGATAGCCCAGTAAACGTCAAATAATTGCTGATGGTGTCGCTAGTATGAGCAACTGCTGACTCTGTACCGCCCGTAATTGCCACACTATTGGCGTTTTGGGTAGACATCGTACCCAAGCCAGTAATCGATGTGTTCGCTATGGTTGTACTTGCGGTAAAAGCACCCGTGCCGTTGCCGTAAACATAACCTGTGAGCGTTGCAGCTCCTGTACCGCCAGACGCTACAGCTAGGGGGGATGACAAGCCTGATATTGTTCCACCCGTGATGGCCACGCTATTAGCGTTCTGCGTGGACATTGTGCCCAAGCCGGTGATATCTGAGTTTGGAATTGTAGAGACTGTGGAAAACGCACTTGTACCGCTTGCCTTTAAATAACCAGTCGTGAATGTTGTTGCGCCTGTTCCTCCGTATGCTACACCAATCGTAGAGCCGTTCCATGTCCCTGTTGCAATTGTCCCAACACCCGTAATTCCAGAATAGTTGCCAGTAATTAAAGAACTAGATATAGTGCCGCTCGTTATCTGACTGGCAGCAATAGCTATGTTTTGTGACGTTGCGCTAGTGATTTGTCCCTGTGCGTTAATAACAAAGGTAACAGTTTGACTAGCCGATCCGTAACTTGCAGCAGTTACACCCGTATTCGTAATAGAAAAAGTATTTGATGCTAATGTTAAGCCAGTACCAGCATAGTAAGCATTTAGTGCTGAAAACTGCACCCAAGGCATGGCTGTGACGTTAATTGTCCCTGACTGGGATGCCACACAGACCCAGCCTGTGTCACCTTGGCCACCATTTAAAATAACTGTGTAAGCGCCTGGCACTTCTGACCATACATCCATGTCAGTAGAACGTGTCCAAGCGCTTGTAGACGCTATATAGATGCCGTTTTGTGATGATGTGGTCTGATTCTTTACCAACACCCGATCACCAGCTAGTGTCGTGTAGCCGTCAATGGTCTGTAAACCAGTTAATGAAATGTTAGCTGTTGTGCTGGCTTGACACGATGCTTTAGGGCCTAAACCTTGAGCAACTGTGTCAACATAAAACTTGTTGGCAATGTCTGTGTTGCTGGCTGGCGTTGTGGTTATAGTGCCAGTTGTTGTTGATATATTGGTAAATATGCCGGTTGATGGAACAGAAGCGCCAATACTTGTGCTGTTTATCGTACTGCTGGTGATGTTTAATCCACTTTGATCTGGATTAATCGTGGCAGTAAAAGGCTGACCCTGACCAATAAAGGTCTGAAACGTGCCATCAACCGAAAAATAAGCCTGTACGGGCAGTAAGTTTTGGTCGATGGTTTTGTTAGGGTCTGCCATAACTTACGTTTGGTCTGACATTGGAGTGACGTACAAAGTGCTTGTACCTGACCCAATTGTTGTAATGGAAAATGAATTAGGAGGAACTGCGACCACCATTGGCACGCTCATTCCAACCCCAAGAACAAATGAATTGCTAGGCGTTCCAGCCACAGGCAACACCGCAGCGGGAGCGCTTGTGGGAGCAATCGTCACAGCAACAACATTTGATCCTAGATTCAATAGTCCAGCATAGTTGATCTGGTCGTTTCCAGCGGGCGTAATCGTCACAGCAGTCGATGAAGACGTTGTAACAGATATAGCCGAGGTAGGACCAGCAATCCTATATACCGAGGTATTAGACATGATTAGACAACGTTTACGGGGATTGGGCTATCTTCACAAGACTTAACGCTAACCAACAATACTGCTGCCGCTTGGGTAACAGAACCGCCAGTTAGGTTTAACAAACGCACAGTAATCTGGTCGTTAGTGTTGGTGTAAGCGTTGCAAATACCAACACCGACAGTCATTGCTGCGTCAACTTGGACTTGAATCTTGTCTGTGGATTTAACACCAGGGCATGAAATGGTAACTTCAGTCGTGGTTGTCGAAAAAGTAGTGCTCGGGAGTGTTAGTTGGCAAATGGTATGCGCTATAACATTTCCACGGCAAATAGTGGTTTTTGACATGGTTATTCCTTAAAAAGAATGGTTAATTGTACATTAAAACAGAAAAAGCCACCCCTTTTGAGAGTGGCCTTTCCTTATTTACTCACAAATTAGGGTAAAAATGTGAGGTCATAGCCATAGACAAATACGTCACAAGTCGCTGCAATCGTAGTGCCAACGTTAACATAAATGTTCGTTGGGTTAGAAATAGCGGTGTTGGGATTTGTTGCGGCAGTAATTGTCACATAAGGGCCACCGGTGTTGCTAGTCAAAGCAGCTGTGGTCAATATGGTCGAACCTGTTGCGCCTACGCCTGTGTAAGCACCAACTGTGGCCGTAGCAATAGTGGTGGTTGCACCGCTAGAGTTCAAGCCATTAGTGATCACTACAGATGTAGGTACAAATTTGCTCACATCTAACACGATCATTGCTGTGTCACCAGCGATGGCCAAGTTTACAGATTGAGCAGATGCAATCAAACGCAAGGCTTGGTTTGTGCCAAGTACCTGTGGGTGATTGCTTACTGTGGTTGCTGGTCCTGGATTTGCCATGATTAATTCTCCTTTAAGTTAATTAAGCGGCAACACGGCAAGCCAACTCAGGATAGAGTGGGGCCCAACCATATAGCACGTCTAAACGTGTAGGAATTGAATCGTTGTTAATCGTGTATTGGCGAACCACACGCATTGACAATCCAATCTCCTTATCACTAGCTCTACCTGCAAAATGCACACCTTCTGGAAGCTCTAAATCGGCTCATTTCTGTTACTTTCACCTTTCGGCTACTGACCACTTTCATGGCGGGGCGGATTCTTCGATCTACCCTCTCAGTCTTCTTTTGTTATAACTGAGTTCAGACTATCGCATCAGCTTTCGCTGCCATCCCACTTAGTCGTTCACGCTGCACACCTTTCGGTTGCTTGCGCCTTGTTAACCACTTCTGGCACTCCAAGTCAATCAGGGACAGTTTTCTACTTACGCTGCTTGTAAGTAGCCGCAGTCATTTACGGCAAGAGTGAAAGCATTCCGGTGCATAATAATGTTCTGTGGAGACACAGTACCAGTATTGTTGAAAGGCGTAACAGTTGATGCGCCAGCGCTGGTCACAGACACGTTCTGGAACTGACCAGCAGTAATCACGGCTGGGCTAACAGTCACGCTAGTTGTTCCTGATGTTGCCACAGTAGCGGCAGCAGTCACGACAAAGTTGCGTAGCTTGTTAGAACCATAAGCCTGGCGATTCTGGGGGTTGACAGCGTACACGTTAGCAATTTGGATAACGTCACCAACGTTCAACGATGCTGTGGCTGTTGTTGCAGACAAAGCGATAGTTGATGTTGAAGCCCAACCAGAGGTTAGGAATCCAGTTGCAGTCGATGTATTGCATGACAACACAGAAGTTGAATAAGAACCGAATGTTTGTGAAACAACGTTCTGATCCATCTTCCAGTTCATACCGGCTGAATCACGACCCATCAAACCCTTACGATACTGCTCGCCGATGGCTTCTTGGGGAACGAAAAGTCCCTTTAGAGAGTCAACAATGGTTGCAGATGTGAAAGGCTCAACGATACATGATCTACGGCCGTCACGGGGTGCGCCTTCAGCGTCCAAATAAGCAGCAGCAGTCAAATAGGTGATCAAACCTGTGGGAGGCGTTCCAGCAGTACCGACAATATTAGACGTGTTGTTCTTGGCCATCACCAAGCCGTCACGATCAATCTTGTTAGCAATAGCTGCCACAGCGGGCTTTAACACGCGGTCACTAAACATATCCAGGCTTAAAGCCAAGTCTTGTGTTGTGAACTGTGTGTCAACGTGGAACTGGGTAGACAAAGTAACGGGGACTGAGGACTCGTTAAAGTCTTCAACGTTCAATGCTGGGCCAGTTGTACCAATAAAGCGACCAGGTCTACGGACGTTTACTGTGTTTCCGATCTTTGCGCCTACTACAGCGAATTGATCATCATAGTTGCGGTCAACTTCCGATGTGAAAGTCAACTCATTTTCCAAAACCATCAACGCTTCGTTGGTGATCTTGGATATCGTGAGCAGATTATTTGCCATTTGATTTCCTTTGGATTAAAAAAACTATCGAATTTTCCCAGCTCGCCTAGCTTCTTTCCAAGCCTGATATGTGCCGTGAAATTCACCATTAGAATTAATAGGAATGTCAGCAGCGCCATTTCCAGCTTTCAAGGGTCTAGCCGGTGCTGGAGCTTTACTCTTTACCACAGCTTCTTTAGGAGCTTCCACCTTGTCGTACTTGGCTTCTAATTTACCGATCTCTCTAAGCGCTTTGGATACAGGCATTTGAGCTAACTTCTGAGCAAACTCAATGTTCTCGGCTAGGTCATATAGGATTCTTGGGCCTACATCACTCTCCAAAATAGCATCTCGTATTTCATCAGAAACCACCACATTTGCGGTGCTTACCATTTCATCGTAATCAGGAATGTCTGCCTTGACTTTCTCCAACTTGGCCGTCCAGCTTTGAATAATCTTGGCTTGAGCATCTCTCTGGTCACGTTCGTTTAACGCTTTCTCGGTTGAAAACTCAGCTAACGCTTTTGCGTACTCAAACGCATCTTGGAATTGACCTGGTTGTGGCTCAGAATTAACGCTCTGCTTTTGTGGTGCAGCCTGTTGTTCCAATGACCTTAACCTAGCCTCCAGTTGAGCTGACCTGTTGCGTTCTGCTTCCGCTTCTGCTTTGGCCTGTTCACGTTGCTTTGTTAACTCAGAAAACCTACGCTCTAACTTCGGGTTTTGCTTCTTGTCTTCTGCGGGTTTTGCCTCGTCTTGCGTTGGCTCACTCTGATCCTCTTCTTGCTCAGGCTCGGTCTCTACCGCCTCTGGCTCGGGTTGGTCAGCTAAACCTAATTTATTCGCATAAAATTCAGCAGAATTCTCACTTGTGAGCACTTGGCTCGCTTCTTTATCGCTCATGGTTTTATCCAAGAATTAACCCTGTGTACCCCACAGGTAAGGTTTTGGGTAATATAACCCGAAATAGTTACAACGTCAAATAGCCCGTTCGATTGCTTCAGCTTTTGACTCGCGTTCGCTGATTCTGTCTAGATGGGACAAATAAACAGCTAAATCAGCCTTAATACGTTCGACTTCAAGTTGTGTCTGCGTCTTGATAACAGTATCGTGTGCCTGTGTGTCAGTCCGCAATATCATGTCCCTGTGGCGCTCTTGGTCACGCAACTCGATGTCGTGTGCCCTGTTGGTCTCTTTGATAAGGGTGCGCTTGGTCTCAGCTTCCTGACGCATTTGCTCGATGTCTGAACGATTCTTGAGCTGTAATTGCATACCTTGCAACTGCTGTTGTAGCTGTTGGATAGTCGCTTGCGACTGTTTAAGCTGCATTTGTACCTGTGGGGGAATTGGTGATTTTTCATCAATTTGTGCCATTGGGTTGGCTGCTGCAAGTCGGTCAGCAATGATGTCAGCGCCAGGGAAGTCCATATTCCTAAATATTAGGTCACCAGCCACGTTCATCAATTGTGGGTCTTTGGACAACAACGGCATCATGGCATCCACGGCTTCTTGGCGCTTGCTGTTATAGCCTGGGCCTGTATCCATCACCACATCGTACTCGCCCACAGTCACGTCATTGAGTATCTTTTGGATACCTTGCTCGTCCTGTGCAACCTTGTTAATCTCCACCAAATCAGGCTTTCCATCGTCTCCAATGATCCGCATAACTCGAGCGTTGTCGTAAATGGTAGGCACTAGATCAAGAATAATCTTGGCTGTGTGCTTAATAGATCGGGTTAGATTGTCGTAATAGTGGAAGTTTGTTAGGTCAACTTGTTGTTGTTGGCCGTTTAATGCCTTACCAGACATATTCCCAGCCAGCTGTTGGCTAGGATCAAAGATACCTAGAATGGCTTGCATATCCTGATTAATGCCGTCTGCCGCGGCCATAATGCCAGCTGGAGGGGACTCAGGTTGTATCCGAGTGGGTACAGGTGCTGTAACGCCCTCAATGTCCTTTTGCTTGTATCTAAGCACCGGCATAGACTTGATATTAGCTTGTGCCCATTCATTTTCGTGGCCCTCGTCCTGACCTTCTGCCAATAACCACTTAGCTTTGGGTGCTAGGGCAACAGACTCAGTAATGGCTGTCTTCCAGAAGTTGTACATTCTCTGGGCATCTTTGGCTTGACGCACCATCCCGTACTTTTTACGCTTGTTATCCACAACAAACTCTTCGCCATAAACAGGGACGATTGGAATGAACTTGCTTGGCCAGTCGTACTCCTCGAGCACCTCAATGGCCGTACATTTGATCATCTTGACCTGTTTGCGTAACGTAGGACGCTCATCGACAATGTATACTCCGCTCATTAAGAGTTCTTCTTTAGGGGGTAACTTCGTCTTAAAAACCTTAGTGCCATCAGATAATAAGCACAATACATCTTTTTTGTGCTCTGTGTACCAGAATTCTGCAATCCTAATATCTTCTTTCATGACCCATTCAGCATTACTATCACCCGTTCCGCGCTGAGTAAAACCCACGCCAGTCTCGGCATCTGGGTACATCTTTTCAAACTCTTTCTTGCTGACGATCTGTGTAACTAAGCACATTTCAGCGTCTGATCCATCAGGCAGCACCGAATTAGGGTCAAAATAAACTGTAAATGGGTTGTGAATCTGCTCAATAAAGATGTCTTGGTCAAACGTTTTGTCGCTTACATAGTCAGTTGTGACCCTCCAATACCCAAACCCACAGCGTACAGCGTAGTTAAAAGCATTGTCATAGGCGTGGTCAGCGTCTGAGTTAACCTCAATGTGACGGCAAATGCCTGTCAGAATCTCAGCTACTTTCTCGTCCGATTGGCTATTCATGCCGTGGACTTTGATGCGTGGGCGCTGTTGTCTTTGTTGGTTGGTGACCTGACGAACGTAAGCATCTAGCTTATTAATGGT